CCCTCAACCGCAGGGAGAACCGAATGCCGACGGAAACCAAGACCCTGGCGCGTGAGGACCTCTGCAGGTCCGTCCCGTTCACGCTGACCCGTGACGACGAATCCGACGGCGACGGCCTCACCTTCGAGGGCTACGGCGCGGTGTTCAACACCCCCACGCGGATCGATTCGTGGGAGGGAACGTTCGATGAGCAGATCGCGCCAGGGGCGTTCAAGAAGAGCATCCGGGAGCGCACGCCACGGTTCCAGTTCGACCACGGGCATCACCCGCTGATCGGGTCGATCCCAATCGGACGGATCACCGACATCCACGAAGACACCTCCGGCCTGTATGTGGAGGCCCGGTTGTCGGACAACTGGCTGGTCGAGCCGATTCGGGACGCCATCGCTGAGGGATCGGTCGACGGCATGTCGTTCCGCTTCTCCGTCCTCCGTGAGGAGTGGCGCGACAAGGACGGCAAGCTCGTCAAACCCGATGAGGTGCTGGACCTTCTGTGGGACGACCGCGAAGGCCGCGGCCCGCTGCTGCGGACTCTGAAGGAAGTCAAGATCGCCGAAGTCGGCCCCGTCGTCTGGCCGGCCTATGAGGCGACCTCCGCAAGTGTCCGCTCCAAGGTCATCGACCTGGGGCGGCTGAATGATCCTGAGCAGCGCAGGCTGCTCGCTCGCGCTGTGTTCCTCGCGGACACAGCCGACAGCTCCCTTGAGGAGCGGTCCGACGAAGAGCCGCAAGACACCACGCAGGTGGCCGTTGAGCACTCGGACGTGGACACCGACGCGCCGCAACCCACCCCTGAGGCCGGGGAGCACGAGCCGGAATCCCCCGACCCCGCACCGACTGATCACGTCGACGACGCCCGGTCCGCCGCCATCGAGCGGCAGTTCCTGGACGCGTTGAACGAGGTCAAGACCGCGCGGGAATCAACCCCACCCATAAGGACTCTGAAATGAGTGTCGAACTCACCCATAAGCAGGCGCTGCAGCGCGAGAAGGACATCCAGGACGACCTGGAGCGCCTGAAGGCGAAGCAGGACAAGACCCCCGAGGACCTGGCCAAGGTCGGCCCGCTGGTCGAGGAGTTCCGGAAGGTGCACGCGCACCGCCTCGATCTCGAGCATGATGCGGCCCTCGCCGAGGTTCGTTCGGCCACCGGCGCCCCGCTGAAGGCTGATGATGCCCCGCTGGGCCCGGAGCGCACCGAGACCGAGGTTGTGGACCGTTACCGTGGCGCGAACCTGGGCGGGAAGTACCGCAACCCCTGGGACACCAGCGAGGTCCGCTATGGACGCAACGGCACCGAGCACGAACTGCGGGAGCGCGCCCTCGACGCGATCGAGCGCATGCCCCACGCCAGCGACAAGGTGCGTGAGGTGTCCACTGGCCTCATCGAGAACCACGAGGGCACCCGGATGGCGGAGATGGTGCTCACCACCACCTCCCCGGAGTACAGCTCGGCGTTCACGAAGGTGATCCGCGCCCGCGGCCAGATGGCGGCGCTGAACTCCAGCGAGCAGCAGGCCCTTTCGCGGGCGATGTCGCTGACCGACGCCAACGCCGGCTACCTCGTGCCGTTCCAGCTGGACCCGACGGTGATCATCGCGGCGAACGGTTCGTTCAACGAGATCCGCAAGATCGCGCGCGTCGTGCAGGTCACCAGCGATGTGTGGCACGGCATCTCCACCGCGGGCGTCACCGGCTCGTGGGATGCGGAAGCCACCGAGGTGTCCGACGACTCGCCGACCATCGACCAGCCCGCGATCCCTGTGCACAAGGGCGCGGTGTTCGTGGCGCAGTCGTTCGAGGTGCAGGAAGACGCCACCGGCCTGGCCGGTGAGGTCGCGAAGATGATCGCCTTCGAGAAGGACCGCATGGAGGCGGTGGCTTTCGTCACCGGCTCGGGTTCGGGCCAGCCGACCGGCATCGTCACCGCCCTGACCGGAGGTTCCAGCGTCGTGACTTCCACGACCACCGACACATTCGCCGTCGGTGACGTGTACAAGCTCGACGGCGCGCTGCCCGCCCGGTACGCCGCGAACGGTTCGTGGTTGGGTCACCGCACCATCTACAACCTGATGCGGCAGTTCGACACCAACGGCGGCTCCGCCCTGTGGGGTCAGCTGGCGGACGGCCGGTCGCGTGACCTGCTCGGCCGCCCGGATTATGTCGCGGAGGCGATGGACGGCACCATCAACGCGCTCGCGGAGAACTACGTCCTCATCTTCGGTGACTTCTCCAACTACGTCATCGCCGATCGTTTGGGCACGACGCTCAGCTACATTCCGCATCTTTTTGGCGCGAACGGACGTCCGACCGGGCAGTCCGGCTGGTATGCGCATTTCCGGGTCGGGGCCGATTCGGTCAACGACGCAGCGTTTCGCATGTTGAATGTGACGTAGTAAAATTGTCGTCGCATATTGCGGCCCATATGTTTAGTCAGATAAACTGGACATATGGGCCGCAAGGGAAACGCGCCGTGCACGATAGAGGGCTGCGACGGCAAGGAGTTAGCTCGGGGGTGGTGCGTCAAGCACTACAACCGCTGGCAGAAACGCGGGGATCCGCTCGCGGAGGTACGCGAGATCGCCAAGCCATACGGCGACCAGACGTGCACGGTGGAGAACTGCAACAACCGGATTCAGGCTCGGGGGTATTGCCCGCCGCACTACCAGCGATGGCGTAACTACGGCGACCCATTAGGCGAGGCCCAGCCGCGCAAATTCAAGACCATCGAAGATCTTCGGCGCGAGGCATTCCATGGTCTTCCGGGCGGTACGACATCACCCGCCGGATACCGCTACCGCACAGCCCGGAAGGGTGAGCGATTCGCCGAGCATCGACTGGTGATGGAGTACCACCTGAACCGCCCGCTGTGGCCGGACGAGACCGTCCATCACAAGAACGGCAACCGGTCCGACAACCGCATCGAAAACCTCGAACTCTGGTCGTCCTGGCAGCCCGCCGGGCAACGGGTGGAGGACAAACTCGCCTGGGCGCGGGAGATTCTGGCCCGCTACTCCTGATCGGAGGTGACCGGTTGGAGTTCGACCTCGGCCGGTTGCGATCCGCTCTATCCGAGATCCCCGCAGCTGCCTGGTCGCTGCCCAGCACCTACTCCGAAACCCGTGTCCATCACGGGTACCGGCGAGTGGTGCTGGTCAGCGCCAGGCAGCCCTGGGAGCACGCCCACCTCTTCTCCGACGTCCTCGCCGCGTTCGCGCCGATCTGGGAGGCGTGGCTGTCATGGATCGACCCGCGCGGGTTCATCGCACCGCACCGGGACGCCGGGCCGTGGCGGGAGCGCTGGCAGGTGCCGATCCGCGCCGCAGGCGAGTGGCACGGCGACGACACGTTCTCTCCCGAGTCCGGCGTCCCCTTCCAGGTGCGGCACTGGGAACCGCACGCCGTCGTCAACAACACCGACCAGCCGCGCATCCATCTGGTCTTGGACCGGGATGTGTGGCTGGACCGGGCACCCGAACCGTTCGAGGTCTACCCGATCCCCGACGACATGACCGACCTGGTTCAAAGGAGTCTCACATGAAGTACAGGTGCATCAACCCATTCGCGACCGGTGACCGGATCTACACAGGCGGGGAAGAGGTCGACGAAGGCGACGCGATAATCAAGACCCACCGCGGCCACTTCGCCGAAGTAACCACCCGCCCAGGTGTGTTTGAAGCGGCCACCGCTGCGCCGGGTGAACAGCGCGACCTGAGCACGCCGAAGAAGGCGCCGGCCAAGAAAGCGCCCGCGAAGAAGGCCGCGCCGAAGGCTGAGCCGAAGAGTGAGCCCGCCGAGCCGGAGAAGAAGGCGGACGAGGGCGACAAGCCCGCCACGAAGGCCCACACCGATAAGGCTGAGGACAAGGGCGACGCCGATGCGTAGGACGCTGTACGGGCGCTGCCTCGTGCAGCAGGCGCTTACCTCGGCAGTGCGTACCAACGGCACCGTCAACGGGACGACCGTGGACCTGGGCGTGTACGGCAACGACTTCCGCACCGTGCTGTTCATCGTGTCCACCGGCACCATCACCGATGGTTCGCATGCGATCACGATGCAGGATTCGCCGGATGGCACGAACTGGACCGCGGTCCCCGCATCTCAGCGTCAGGGCTCCCTGCCCACGATCGTGGCCGCCAACGACGACACCATCTTCGAGTTGGGGTACATCGTCGGCACCAACCAGTACGTGCGCTTGGTGGCTACGACCACCGGCGCCACCACTGGTGGCGCGTTCTCAGCGGTCGCGGTGTGTTCCGAGGGCAGCAACTCCGCGGTGGCGCGTTCCTGATGGCCGACTTCGCGACCTCGACCGAGCTGGAGAACTGGCTCGAGCTGGACAGCACCATCAACAGCGCGAAGGCAAGTCTTGCGCTGTCGGTGGCGTCCGGTGACATCCGGGATTATTGCGGGTGGTCGATCAGCGAAGAGACCGCGACCCTCATCCTCGACGGGACCGGGTCGCGCTGGCTGTGGCTGCCGACACTGCGGCTGACCGCGGTGGCGTCGGTGACCGTCAACGGGGATGAGCTGACCGTGGGGTCGCAGTACGACTGGACCAGCTACGGCAAGCTCATCCACCGCGGATGCTGGCCGAATCAACCCCGGTCGGTGGAGGTCGAGTTCACCCACGGATACACCGAGGTGCCAGCCGCGGTGAAAGGGGTGTGCCTGACGCTGGCGTCGGTGTACTACAACAACCCTGAGGCCGTGAAGTCCCG